TAGATTACTCCTTCTACCAATGAGATAACATAAGCAATGTCATTCAACACAATTGGTTGATTGATTTGCCATTTTTTAATTTCAAAATGTTTCTTAACTGCCTGTATTGCTCTAAACAATACTTCGTTTTTATTAAATCCTCTACGAACCAATATACCAAATCTTACACCAACATTTGTAACATACGCATCTTTAATGTTGATAGCGTCTGTTAATATTCTGTATTGTGAAAGGTATGTTTTGACATTTTGTTTTACTGCTTCGTTTAACTGAGTTAACTTTCTATCTGAAGTGTATCCCAACATATATAAATTTAATGCTAAAGGATTTGGTATAGTATCGATATTACCAATTCGTTTTACTACTCCGTTGATAACTTCTAATTGTCCGTTTTGTTCTAATTGTTCATCTTGAACAATAAATGCTTTTGCTACATTACCATACTTTTGTGGTAAAGAATAAACACGAGTTACATAGTCTTCTTTTGTTACCGCACGATTTTGTGCATTAAAGTAAGCACTTGCATTTAGTTTTATATCTTCTAATGTTTCTTGACTTGCTCCACCCGTTGCTCTTTCCAAATTAGTAACTTGAATACTATCTTGAACACTTCTCAATACTGATGAATCAATACCAGAAGTTGAATTACTAAAACTTAAACTATCTATCATAGTTATAGAGTTTACTGGAACATTATGTTCTACTGCTCCACCATAACGATAAGTTACGGTTAGTGTTGTATTTGCAGGTGCTAATCCGAATGTTTGTGTTTTCAAAAAGTTACTTGGGTCAAATGACTCGTCTAATCTTGAAACACCACCACCTAATGCTGAACCCACATTATCTGGATTTGGAATTATTTCTTCGTCTGCATTATCACTAACACCTGAACCAAATCTTATTTCAGTTTTGTTTTTATCATTTACTCTTGTGTTAAATCTTTTTGAGGTCTTGATAAGTTTTAACAAGTAAGGTGATTCATTTTGATATTGTGATAAGCTTGGGTCATTTAAAGTTGTATTTTCTTGTGTTTCAAAAACTGTATCCTGTGCTAAGAAAGGAACCTCATACCAACTACCTCCGTCTGAATCAGTAACGGAAACCACTTCTGTAATTTTTTCTTTATCTAAAGTTATCTTGTCAAACTTTGTTGCTGTTCCAAATGTAAATTGTTCAGTAGTGGTAATACCTGATTTAGCAAGACCTGTTTTGAACAATCTAAAACTTGTAGGAACATCTCCGGATGCTGGTGTTAATGGTGTTGATTGTAAGTCATCTAATGAACTTGATACTTTAAAGTTAACATCATCTAATAATGAAAACTTAATACCAGTTGTTGACTTTAAAGTTGTTCCTGATTTAATTATAGAAGCGTATGTCATATCTGGTGATGATGTAAAACTTGCACCAGTCCCACTACCACTCGCTGGAACATCCATAGCAAATGTTAATTTTACTGATGAAGGTGCTGCAAGTTTTGGTCGGTATCCATAAGATTGTGCAATCTCATAAATGTTTTTTCTTTCTTCTGCTTGATTTAAAAGTGTTTCTCTAAATTGATTATCAACATAATAATTCAATACATCTCCGACATAAGATGCCATTTCAACAAACATCATACCTGGTGATGCTTCATTGAAATCATTGTATTGGTTTGGGAAATACGATTTCGCAAACTCTATTAAGTTTTGTCTTATATCACGGAAGTCTCTACCAAGATAATTTACTTCTTTCTTTACGACTTTTTTGTTTGTTCCGTAATCTATATCTCTTGGATTTGGTGTTGGCATTAGTTGTCTCCAATATTAAAATTAAATGTTAAGGTTTCAAATACATCTGGGTTAAGTGTAACGGAAAACTCTAATGATATGTTTATTATATTGTCATCTGGTTTCGCATCTGTTACAATCTCATTAATAATAACATAAGGTAGTTGTCTTGAAATAGCATCTCTTATTGTACTATCTATTGCGTCTATCGATATTACTCCAATGTTTTCAAAAATTTGTTGTTTAAGATTGGAACCAAATTCAGGTTGCATAACTCTTTCACCTGGACTTGTCAATAGTAGATTTCTTATATTAGATTTTGCTTGTTCCAATACGGTAGAAGTTGAGTGAAAAAATCCATCTACACTTCTTCCTAATGGGAATCTAATTCCTACTTTAATATCTTCGTTATTATTTATTTCTCTTACGCTTGCCATTATGGTCTAAAATTACCTTCGCCTGATTTCTTTTTATTAATTGCTTTCATCAATCCAGAATAATCACGAGTTAATGCGTTTTGAACATCTTCTGGAACTGAGTCTACTGAGACTCCTTGTTTCTTGATTGTATCAACTGCTGCCATTTCTCTTGCTTTTTCTTTATTCTGACCTCTACCTAAATTCCCATAACCTAAGACATCTGCCATATTATCACTACCTAATATTCCACCACCTAATGTTGGGTATTCATCAGTTTGTCCTGATGAACCTAATGGTTTTGTATTGTTCAATACTTCATTTAACGCTGGGTTTTTTGAATATTGTTTTTTAGGTTTATTGACAACCTTTTTAGGTTTAGGTTTAGAAATCGTTTCTGCTAATTTGATTTCTTTTTCTTCATTAATAAATATCTCGCTAAGTTGTTTTTTGACTTCTTTACGAACAACTAATTCAATTATATTTTTTAATTTATTTTTATTCATTACTACTCCTAACTTGTTACTGATTCAATTTTTTCTGCTTCATCTTGTACTTCTACCATAGCTTCTAATAAGTCCATACCACCTGAAAATGCCTGAACTTCAATATCAATTTCAGATACTCTTTGGTCAAATCCATCTGCTGAACCTCTTGCTACATAACTATTTAATTTTTCGGAAGCTTCATCTCTTCGTTGGACTAATGATTCATATCCTGGGTCACCTGGAAATGATTGTTGAACTTCTTCTTCCAGTTTAGTATAAGTATCTAATCGTTGCTTTAATCCACGACCACCTGTAAATTTACTTATAGTTTGTCCTGTTTTTTCTAAATCTTCTATTTTGTTTCTAAGGTCTTTTGCGTTTTCTAATCCTAAATCTTTTATTGCTCCGTCTACTAAACCATCTTTTAAACCATTAACGACATTTGCTACATTTAATAACTCACCTGACTTTATTGCTTCTAATGCTTTTACCTTTTCATCAATTTGGTCTTTAATATTATCTATGTTTCCTTTTAATTGTTTTAGTGAAGAAAACCCAGCTATAATAGAACCAAAGCCCGGAATAGGTTTAAACGCTTCTTTTAATTCTTTCATCGTGTAGGTTTTCCACTTAGACTTATCTAACCATTTTAATTTTAACACCAAGTCATTAAATTCTAATAATCTTTTTGCGTTTTTAATTTTGTCTTTAACATTTTTAAACCATACTGGATTAACTTTAAATGTCGGTAGTCCTGGAATACCTGCTGGAACTAATGAACCAATTTGAACTTTTATAAAATCTAAATTCCACTCAACTTGTTTTGCAAGAACCGCTCCCATTTCTTGCATATTGTCTGGTGCTAATATTACATCTCCTTTTGTTAGGTCTTTATTTATTTGTAATTTTTTTCCGTTTCTAAAATCCTCAACAACTTCTTTTGCTTTAATTGAAACACTACCCTTAGTATTGGAAATCTGAACACTTTTTCCTTTTATGTGAACTCTTTTATTTGCAAAGATTGCAATATCATCTTTACTTGCATTAAAAACAATTCTTTCAGCATCAATGTAAACCTGTCCATCAGAATAATCTTGCGTAACAAACTCAGTTCCGTTTGGGTCTATATCTTTCATACTCTTACCAAACTCAACAATTTGTTCTGGATACTGAACACTTTGACTTGTAGTCATCAGTATTTTTGAACTATTTGTACTTGTAATTGCATTATTTACATTGAGTTCAATGTTTGGTGAATCGAAAAAAGTTTCATTAACTTTTTCTAATGCATTATCTCCAAGTTCATCTGTTAAGTCTGCTATTTGATTACTACTAAGTCTTATATAGTTTCCAAATCTACCTTGAATAGCTGTATCACCTTCTTTAAGAATTAATTTTGATTTATTAGTATCTCTAAAGTATGTTCCCTGAACATCAGAACTATCTATGGGAGCTTCTCCTATTGAACTAATATTTTTATGAGAATAATTTAATCTTGGTAATTCATCAAGTTTATTTTTAAATGTTTTTACCATAGACATCGGTAAGTAAAATCTCTCACCGAAAAATTCTATACCCATAACAACCTCACCTATTATTGGAAGTTGTATAATGTTTGAACCAAGTGGTCTAAATGTTTTAGAAGATATTTCTGATAGTGAAACATTTCTATCACTATAAATGTATCTACCAATTATTTTACCAAATTGAATATTCTGTTTTGTGGCAACCTCAGTATTAGTAATAACATCAATAACCTCAACTGGTTCTATTTGATGCCATTGTTTTTCTTGTAGTATTTGTTTTACTTTAACTCGTAGGTCGTCCGTAGATACTACTCGGTTATCTGTTGTAGTAGACTCGGTATTTTTACCGACCTCTTTATAAAATGCCATTTAATTTTCCTTACTGATGGAACTTTCTATTTCGTCTTTTTTGATTTGTAACTCTTGAACATCTGATTCTATTGCATTCATCAATTGTTCTTTTTCTGCTTCTGATAAACCGAACTCATCTCCTGAGTCCGATACTCTTTTTTCTGCTGCTGTAATTCTTTGAACGATAGTTGCCAACTTGACAAGTTGTTCGTCGTTCTTGACATTGATTTCTAAGTATTCTTTTAACATAGGAATAATCTGAACGGCCGTATCTCCGTCCTTAATAAATCCCACAACCTCTTTCATCAATACTTCTAATTGTGTTTTATTGGTTTTGGAATTATCATATATGTCCTTGAAGACATCTGATAGGGTTTTTCCCTTGAATATTTCGTAATCTTTTGCCATAGTTTTTACCTAACAATAAATAGTAAATAGTCAGAAA